AGAAGATTGGTGGGTGGGCGCGTATTTCTACGAATACATTCCTCGGCACCTGCCGGTCTTTGTGGAACTGGGTGACTCTTGGACTTGCTAATTTGATTGGGGCTGGCACAAACGTAAAGTTTTACGTTGAAAACGGCGGCGCTTACTACGACATCACCCCGCTACGCGCGACCACTACTCTAGGCACAAACCCATTTACAGGTAATGGGACGACAACCGTCACGGTCACCGCCGCATCTCACGGCGCGATAACCGGGGACTACGTTACGTTTAGTGGGGTCACCGGGACGTACGCTACGCTGTTAAATGCTGAATACAGCATCACAGTCGTAAACTCAAATTCCTACACAATTACAACCGCCTCTGTCGTCGCGGCTGGCGCAACCGGCGGCTCCGCTGTTGTCGCTGCATATCAAATTAGTGTTGAGTACGAAACTCAAGTGCCGTTCAATGGCTGGGGTGCAGGGGCTTGGGGTGCTGGAACTTGGGGTAATGGAGGCTCTAGTAACACATCACTTCGCCTGTGGAGTCAAAACAACTACGGCGAAGATTTAATTTTTGGGTATCGCGGCGGCGCGATGTATTACTGGTATGGCGGCGGTAGTCTGAGTACGCGCGGCGTGTTACTAAATTCTTTGGGTGGATCGGTTACGTTCACCAACGCTTCTCCTACTGTCCTCACGCTAAGTACAACCTTTTCTAACGGCACTCCAGTTCAGTTTGCCGCAAGCGGGTCGTTGCCCACGGGTATTTCCGCAAGTACGACGTACTATATAGAGAATGTCGTTGGATTGACTGCCAATATTTCGCTTACTCAAGGTGGCTCAACTTACGTAAACACGTCATCGACTGGCTCTGGCGTTTATATCTCAGTACTGAATGACGTTCCTACTGTACAAAACCTTGTTATGGTATCGGACAACCGGTTTGTATTTGCATTCGGGTGCAACTACTACGGATCAGCTACAAAAAACCCCATGCTTATCCGGTGGTCAAACTACCAAGATCCGTTCAACTGGACTCGCGCGGTAGATAGCCAAGCTAATTACATGATCCTTTCTCACGGGTCAGAGATCGTTACGGTAGTCCAAACCCGCCAAGAAATGGTCGTTTTCACGGATTCGTCTATTTATTCTTTGCAGTATGCCGGTCTTCCGGCGGTATGGACCCAGCAAATCCTTGGTGATAACGTCTCAATCATTGGTCCTAACGCTGCGGTTATCGCGTCGGGTCGAGTGTACTGGATGGGGGTCGATAAAATTTATGTTTATGACGGTAGGGTTAGCACGCTTAATTGCGATCTGCGTAAATACATATATCAGGATATTAACCTCAACCAAAATCAACAGGTATTTTGTAGTACCAACGAAGGATTCAACGAAGTCTGGTGGTTCTATTGCTCAGCAAACTCTACCACAATTGACAAGTATGTTGTATATAACTACGTCGAGCCTGATGGTAAAGGTGGAATTGGTGTTTGGTATCACGGTTCAATGGCTCGTACCGCATGGATAGATTCAGGATTAGTTAACTACCCTATTGCTGCTACATACAACCGCAATCTTGTTAATCACGAATACGGAGTTGATGACAATAGTACGGGTACACCCACTGCTATAGACGCCTACATTTCTTCCTCAGAATTTGATATTGACGATGGGGATAAATTTGGGTTTGTTTGGCGTATGTTGCCTGACGTATCGTTTGATGGGTCTACCGCTACCAGTCCTTCTGCCGTGATGACTTTGATTCCAATGCAAAACTCAGGGTCAGGATATAACACCCCCCAGTCTATTGCCGGAAGTAGCTCGGCTACAGTCACTCGTACTGCTACCGTGCCTATTGAACAGTTTACTGGACAGGTCTACATCCGGGTACGTGGTCGTCAGATGATTATGAAGATGGAGTCTACGGGGTTGGGTGTGCAATGGCAGTTGGGCTATCCTCGGTTTGACATTCGATTGGACGGCAGACGATGACATATCTTGTAACTTCTGCGTATGTTTTGCCGCAAGTTGTCGCACCTAACTTGCCGCTCGCCCCAAACGAATACGACCGGCGGTTTACTGATCAATTCAATAACGTCTTGCGGTTGTACTTTAACCAGCTCGACAACATCTTAAAACAGTTACAAACCAGCGTGCCCGTAGCCATAGCCGATTTGCCTAGCGCAGCGACCGCAGGTGTTGGGTCTAGATCGTTTGTAACGGATTCTTCCGTGTCTACATTTGGCACCACGGTAGTCGGCGGCGGGTCAACTAAAGTGCCTGTGTATTCGGACGGCACAAATTGGAAAGTGGGTTGAGTATGAGAAACTACGAAGACGAGTATAACCAAGCCCTAGAACCGGGTGATCTCGGCACTACTTCAGCCGCCCCCGCCGCTGCTTCAGCCTCCACCCGTGCCCCTGCAAACTGGCAACCGGGGTACGACACCCTTAAAAAGCAGATGGAGGCTATTCAGAGCAAAGCAGACGTATACAAACGTCGGTCGCCGTTAGAAGCCAGTACGCACATCGATAATATTGCCAAATCTTTGGCAAAAGATTACGGCATCACCAACCTATCTGATATCGGCGTGCGGTATGAAACTCGCCCTGCTTACGTATCAGGCAGTGATGAATCGGCTACGGTAATCCCCGAAGAACAATTACCAATATACTATAACAAAAACAACCCTAATCAGGTAATTCCCGGCTATAAATTTGCGTCTGAAGGTGCGGGAAAGGGGTTTAGTAATTACAACCTTCAGCCCGTGTCTGACGGAAAAGGCGGCACTATTGTCGTGCCGGTCCAAGAGTACAGCAAGTCCGGTCTCGGTGCGTTTGTTGAAGATCTCGGCCCAATCCTGCCGGTCATTAATATTGCGCTCATGGGCGCGGGCGTCCCGCCACTTGCTGTGGGTGCGGGCAACCTTGCGTTACAAGGTGCTGCCGGGAACATTGGCGACTTTAATGATGCGCTCAGGATTGCTGCTCCATTTGCCCTAACGGCGGGGATGCAAGGCCTAGATGTGGTAGGGCCGTCTACGGCTTCAACCCTCGCAGGGCGCATTGCTGAGAACTATAGCGGTCTTACTGGTATTGGCGCTGATGTATTGGGCGGTGGCCTTTCTGGTGCGGTTAAAGCCGGTTTGACTGGCGGAGATGTTTTAGCAAACACTTTGACGGGCGCAGTTGCACCGGGGTTGTCCGCTGCCGGTAAGTACGTAACGTCCGGTATTAAGGATGCCTTTGGAGGATTGACTGGGTTAGATACCGACATCAATCCAAATGATTTTGATGCCAATGCGTTAAAGACGTTTGACACTACTGACCCCCATGCGCTTTTTGGAAACTTAACTGACGATGAGTTAAATGACCTCTACGGTTCCACCGCGCCGACTACGACCGGTGCATTGACGAGAGGGCTTACTCTTGGCGCAGGGGATACAATGAACACGGCGGCTGGTGGAACCGGGGCCAATCTTACGCTAAGTAACACCGCCGGGACAAATAGTGTAGTCACTCCCAGTGTTACATCATCGACCGGGATGCCAAGTCAAGACGAACTTGACAATATGGATTCGGTTATCCATAACGGCAAAACATATTATTATACCGGCGGTAATAGCCTTGACGTATTTGGAGGTAGCCCAAACGCGGCAGTTTATGTACAGGATGCAAACGGCAATCTTAGTATTGCTGGCACTGATGAGTTTCAAGATGCGTTAATTGGTTCTGGCGCAGGGATATTTAATACTGGTGCTGATACATCAGGACTGAGTAAAGTAACCGTAACCGGTAAAAATGAAGTTCCGTCCGGCAGGTTAACGCTATCCGACGCGGGTACTACTCCCGCAGTTGACCCTAACCTTCTATCTACGCTCACGAGCCTTAGCCAGATTAACCCGCTTGGTTCTAGTCAAGTTGCTGCGCTTACTTCTGGTGACCTTAAAGCGCTCAGCACGGCTCAAGTTGCCACGATAGATACAAAAACTACCGGGGCGCTAAATACCAGCCAGATTGCTGCGACAAACACCAGCCAGATTGCTGCGACAAACACCAGCCAGATTGCTGCGATAAACACAAGTCAGGTTAACGCGCTTACGTCCTCGCAGATCGCCTCGCTAGTCTTGACTACGGGTACAGGGCTGCTATTGTCCGATATAGTAGGTGGAGGGACTAAAGCCACAACCGGCCAGACAGCGCTCACATCTACTCAAGCTCCTGCCGCGTCAACAAACATAACCGCCCTGAACACTAGCCAAGTCGGTGCCGTGACAACCGGCCAGACTGCGCTTTCAACGTCTCAAGTCGGCGCGATGTCTACGATGGACGCATTGGGGTTGCAGGGTATTGCGGACCCGACACTTCGGTATTGGAACCAGACGGGCAGAGCCGGGACTGGTGGTCAGGGTGGGGTGCGGTTCTTTGACTGGACAACTAACCCAGTGCCAGCTATGGGCGGCTCAAACATTGCAGCGGCACAAGCACTCTCAAGCGTGCCAATGTTGACTGAAACGCAGATCGCTGCACTGCACCCTACACCAAAACAATACTTTAACGCGGCAACAAACCGGTACTACACAGACCCTACC